GGCTGAGCCCTTCTGCCACTAACGAAAGTGATCGACCTTGAGATGGTGCGGTGCTTCTTATCAAGTCGGAACTTTCGGATTTTTATTATTTATTCTTTTTCGCAAACAGAACGATAAATACGAATTTGGCGCACCGGAGTTACCGGTGCGCCAAAGGCTATGCGTTTTTCTCGTGCTGCGTGCCGAAGTAGAAGGACACCACCATGGAGATCACCACCATAGCATTGTCAGGGGTGATCCGTCCCTGGAGGGACAGCACCGTAAACACCCCCATCACCGCCAGGGTCACAAGGGTCTTTACCTTCAAAAGATTACTCAGATTTTTCAAAAACTCCACTTTATACACCTCCGTGGCAAACAGTTTTCAAATCCCGGATATCATGCTGACATTCCTCCATCTGTCCCTCCAGACGAAAGGTTCGCTCAATGAGATTATTGTGCTTATTCACCTTTTCCTCCAGCTGAGACAGCCGGTACTGGGTCAGCTTCTGGGCCGCCAGGACACCGAACAGAGAGCCGAGCAGTGTGCCGGCAAAGCCCAAAAGGGCTACCAGGATCGTCTCGCTCATGCGTCCACCCCCAAAAGCCGTCCCCAGGTCTTTTCCCCGGCGATGCCGTCGGCCTCCAGACCGTTTTCCTTCTGATAGTCCTTCAGCGCCTCCTGGGTAGCCTTGCCGAAGTCTCCGTCAGCGCCCCACTTTCCGCAGGAAAAGCCATATCCGGCAAGCAGAAGCTGCAGCGCCTTTACCGCCGGGCCTTTGCTGCCTTTTTTCAGAACCTCCATATGCAATTCCCATACCCCCTTTTCTTCCTCGTAGGCAGGTCTGCCATAGCCGTAAATACGGCCGTAGGTCAGCTTATAGCTTTTTTTACAGACGCCGCCGCCATTGGCAACCACACCGGACGCCCCGGAGGTGTTGCCCTCAACAGTATAAACCTTTTTGTCGGTTACCTGATACACAAGACCCGTATGGGCCACCCGGGTCTTGGCGCTGTCCCAGAAAAAGATCTGGTCTCCGGGCCTGGGGTCTTTCGTGAAAAACCGGCCCTTGGCCTTGTAGTACTTGGCAGAATACCCACAGCCTGCCCCATAGGACTTATCCGGCTGAAAGAGCATTTTCTTGGCCGTTTCCGCCCCAAAGCTCTTTACAAACAGCCAGTCCACAAACACATCGCACCAGGCAAAGCCCTGCTTTTTGCCGTTGTAAAAGCCGGCGGTCGCATCCAGATCTCTTGCGTACTTGGTGTAGTTATTGCTGCCGGCATTGGCAGTCTTATGATCCAGCTGGGCATTGCTCTTTTTCTCCAGGTAACCCACCTCAGCAGCCGCCAGGGCAAGGACCTTGTTCGCTGTTGTTCCCATAGCCACCGCCTTACACATTGCCGCCTAAGGCACGGACAGCATCGGTCAGTTTTTCGATGACGGCCGCCGGATTTGCTCTGCCCCTGACTTCAATTTCTCCGGAATCGCAGTACAGGGTGTTACTCCCCTGCAGGGCGGGAATCTCCCGGGGTGGAAGCTGAATCACCTCCGGTTCGGTTACACCGTAGCAGACCTGCACCGGCCTTCCGGCTGCGTACTGCTCTGCCAAAAACGCTGTCCACTCGTCAACCGTAATCCCCGCCTTGGGCCGGGCCAGAATACGGGCATCGTTGTAGCCCTTGCTGTTGACAACATAGATGCCGAGATTCAGGTTGCCGCCGGAAATCGCAACATGCTTAAAATGGCTGCATAAATGGTTATATCCTGCGTCCATGTAGCCGAATTGCCCAATATGCAGATACACATAGTTATAGATCGGGTTTACTTCAGACTCTACAATCTCCCAGTTCTCGTCGCCGGTAAAGGTGATAAACGCGGCATTACCGGTGAGTGTCCCGGTGTTCCAGTCCAGCGTGCCGCTGTAAATTTCCCTGCCAAAATCGTGGAAATAGTCGTTGGATCCGTATTCATTTTCTCGAACCAATTCTATCGCCGCTGTGCCGTAAATCGGACGGATATTCTCCGGGCTGGGTTCTCCCTCCCCCGCCTGCATCGGCGTGATTTGGCTGACCACCGCCAGAGGGTAACCCTCCACCGGCGCACAAGTGACAACGACGCCGCTTTCAGTAAAGGAAGGACACAGCTTGTCCAGGATGGCCTTCGTGGATGCCACATCCAGATTCTCCCGGGCCTGCGCCTGCTGGGCCGGGGTCAGCTGCTGGGCTGTAACGCTGACCGCCTCCGGGTCTTTGACCTGGTAGGTCTGACCGCTGACGGTCAATGATTTCATGTATGCCATAGCATTCTCCTTATTCTATCGTAAATGGCCGGCCCGACAGCAAAAGCAGCTCTCCGCCTATAGGCTGGGAAAAGGTCAGCCGCAGCAGCCCCTCTTCCGCCAGAGGCGTGACCCCCTCGCTGCCCCACCAAGTCCCGGCCTCATTGACTGCGCCGCAGACCCCGCCGCCAAAGAGCAGCACCGTCTGTCCCGGCTCTAACTGTAAATTGATTTGCTGCCCGTAGACTGTATAGCTGCGGATATAAGCACCGGATACCAGGCTGTCAAACTCCACCGGTACATGGAAGAAAAACCGATCCTTCTTCCAATGAAACACCGGAATGCCCGGCTGCAGACTCAGCTGCTCCTGCACCGTATCCAGGGCATCGCTGACCTGCACCAAAAGGGTATAGCTTTTGGTATAGTCCAGCTCCGGTACTTCCAGCTCCAGGCTGTAGGTATGATCCTCCCGGATCTGGGTGGGAAGCTGCGTCCATTCCCCGAATACGCCCCCCTCCGGGCATGCGCGGTAACGAACCGTCAGACTGTTTTGCGCCGTACCGAAGCTGCCGTAAAAACAGCTGCCAGAAAGCCGGAGGATGCCGCAGCTGGCAGTCGGACCGGGGCGGGATATCTGGGGATTGGCCGTCAGAAGCACATAGGGGATCATAGGCAGCTCCAGACTATGCTGACCGGTATAGCCCCGGCTGTCCTGGGCTGTGGCCAGGATCTGTCCGGACTCTGCCCGGGGAATCTCCAAAAAATCTTCCGTCAGCAGGGTATTGCCGATCTGCCGCCGGATGATCTGCGCCCCGGCGACTCCCTGGGCATCCACGGTGCATCCCAGGGTAGACATATACCGCACCAACACCCCCGGGTCGCCGGTCAGCGCCAGGGTCGCCGGGTTAACATCCCGGGCAGTACATTGTACCAGCGGGCTGCAAAGCTCCTCCCGGGCGGTGACCCGGAACACCGCCTCCCGGCTGCCCAGCTCTGTCTCCTCCCGGTAGGTGGTACACAGGATCTGACATTCTCCCCAGGGAGCGTCGGGGATCTGGGCGTAAAAGCTCTCCGGGATCAGAAAGGATACGGCGGTATCCGTCATTCTCTCAGGGGTCTTGCTTACCGTTCCCTCCCGGCTGATATAGCCGCTTTCTTCCCCGAAGGTATACCCAAGGGTGTGGCTGCACCCCTCTGCCGCCGGGGTAATCACCAGGGTGGTGCGGCTGCCGATAAACCCGTCGGATACACCGACCGTGGATGCCCGGGAAATGGGGGTCAATGTCCACGCCCCATCTGTGATCTCCAGGGTCGGCGGCGTGTAGGTGGCCTCCTTGGTCTGCCACAGACGGCCGGTCACCGTAACGGTCAGCGTGCCGTCCTCCCGGTGGGGCAGCTCCCCCTCCCAGGTGTAGTAAATATGCTCCTGCTTACCGGAAATGGACCGGCGGCAGTAATCGGAAAACACCGACTGACCGTCCAGCTCGCAGGAAACACCGGTCCGGTAGCCGGAAAAGGCTGTGCCGGAATAGGTCTGCTGCAGAATTGCCTGAATGGTGACCCGGGAGCTGTTCTTGACCGCATCCACCGACTCCTCCGTGACCCGAAGGGTATAGGTATAGGTGATCCTTCCGCTGCCCGACTTGCCGGACACGGAAAAATCCTTGGTTTGCAACGCCATTTTCACTCCTCCTTACATGTAAAAGCAGGCTGTGCCGCCGTCAAAATCTTCAAACCGGGCATGATTGCCAACGATCAGGTAGTTGCCTACCGTCACATCCACCGCTGTCACGCCCCGGTTACCGGCCTGTAGGATCATCGAGCCGCCCCGGCGCACATACAGTCCCGTATGATCCACCAGACTCTCCATCTCCTGACCGGATTTTTGGATCTGCAGACCGTCCTCGGTAAAGCTGTAGCCCGTGGAGGTGATCACCCGGCCGCTGCCGGCCTCCAGCTGCTGCACCTGCAGCTTCAGAGCCCTGGCATCCTGCTGCAGCTGGGTCAGCAATTCCAAACTGTCCTCCTGGCGGCGCACCTTGCCCCGGAGTCCCTCCAGATCCAGCTCCAGCTGAGCCGCTTTGCCGGCAGCGTCCGCGTTTTTGGCATACAGGCCGTCCACATCGGTCTTCAGCTCCAGCACCTTCCCGGACAAAGCCTTCAGATACCGGTCATTCACCGCTGTCGTGGTCTGCCGGTGCTGCGCTCCGGTACATTCCAAAGTGTCCTTCTGTCCTGCCTGGGTCTTTTGCATGATGTACATGGAAAAGTGTTCCCCCTGGCTGTCGGTCACCTCCAGGATCTGTCCCGGCTGCAGCTCCCGGGTGGCCGGGATGCTCACCTTGCAGGGGGTATAGGACACCGGCTGCAGCTGCAAATACAGATCCTCCGCCAGCTGCAGCAGACTTTCGGCACTCTGGGCCGTCAGCAAAGGATTTCCCTGGATGATGTAAGTATTTGCCTCCCCGGCCTCGGGAGGCCAGAGCGTACCCACATCCTGGGCCGTTGCCCGGATCTGCACCCGGGTGATGGGCTGGGTGCAGTAATCGGCACGGGTCAGACCGCCCATAAAGTAATACTGCTGCTCCGGGCCGGTCAGCGTCACGCAGCCTTCCTGCCAGGAGGCAGATAAATAGTCCCCTTCCAGCGAAAGCGTCCCCTCCTGATAAGCACCAGTCAGTTCCAAAGTCAGCTCCCCATCCCGGTGGCTGCTGCCAATGCCCCAGGCAAAGGCCGGGCCAACGGAGAGCCGGCCTGCCGGGGTATACCAGGCAAATTCCAGACAGCCCTCCGGGGTGGCTCTGCAAAAGCGGCCGGAGGCCTCTCCGATCCATTGTAAAAGCTCCCGGCCGGTAATATCCGCCGCCCGGAAGGCCTGCACCGGCAGATCGCCGTTGGGAAGCGGCGCGCCTGCCAGCGCTACACCGCAGGCATCGCAAACCATTTGGGCCAGCTGCTGCAGGGTGTAGGGCCATTGGGTCAGAGACGCCAGCCATTGGGTCATATCCCGGTCGGTATACACCATCCGGTCAAAGGCGGTCAGCCGATAGCTGTAAAGGCCGGTTCGCTCCGGCTTTTGGGTCACAAAAATCCCCTCCGGCCACAGATTCCCCTGCTCGTCCTCCCTGTAAAGGGTCAGCTCCTGCCCTTCCTCCAGCTGCAGCCCCTGGGGCAGAAGCAGCTTGGCCTCCAGCATGGCGGCGCAGGCAGAGCCCAGGGTCAGTTCCTCCCGGCTGTTAACACACCGGGTCAGCTGCAAAGCGGTAATTGCCGCCCCGGCAGCCCCGGCGCGCAGCTGGCTGCCGTCCGGCAGGCACAGTACATTTTTCAGCATGTTCCCCCTCCTTTCAGCACTCGATCACGGAAAACTGCAGATTCCGGTAAAGATCCAACGCCCCATTGTGCCAGACGATCCCGAACCGGGACAGATAGGCGGTGGTTTCCAGATACCGGGTAGGGTCGGCAGGATCGGGATAGGAAAAGGTAAAGCTGCCGCTTTTCGGCAACAGCCCCAAAAGCTGCCGGTAGGCATCCCCCGTCAGCGTGCTGTAGCAGAATTTCCAGCTGCCGACCTTATACCGGGCCACCAGCCGGTGCATAAAGCCGGCCTCGTCCCGGCCCGCGTCGGCATGATCCAGATCCTCAAAGGACATTTCCACATCCTGATCCGGCAAAGGCAGAGGCTTGCCGTCAATGAGATACGGATGCTCCAGCATTAAAAGCCCCCTCCTTTCATCACCGCGTTTTTCAGCCGGTAATTTTGCACCGCCCGGCCGATCACCGCTTCACCTGCGTCGATGCTCAGTACCGCCTCCAAGATCCGCTCCAGCATCTGTACGGTGGCCTCATGGCCGGCCATATTGCCGGCGGTGTGATCTGCCATCACATTGGCCACCGCCTCCTGGATGGTGGTCAGCGGCGCTTCCACATTGGTGCCGCTTTTCTGGTCGCCCACCATGGCCAGAAACGGCCGGTTGGCAGGCAGCACCGCGCCTTTTGCCAGGTACGGCACCTGGGGGATGGACACCGTTTTCAAGGACATACCGTACTGCTTGCCGCCGATCCCCGGTACCCAGTCCGGTATGGATATCTTCAGCTTGTTGGCCGCGCCGATCAAGCCGTTGAGGGCGCTGCCGAAGCCGCCGGTCATTTTGTTCATCAGGCCGATGATCCCGTTAAACGCCCCCTTGGCCGGGTTTCCCAGACCGGAAAAGCCGTCGGCCCAGGCGCTGGAAAAGCCACCCAGCAGAAAATCCGTGACCCGCTGCAAAGAGCCGGTAACGCCGGCAGACGCGGTGGCCGTACCGGTCTGCAGCTGTCCCAGGGTACTGCTCCAGCCCAGGCCCAGGCTCTGCAGACTCCGCTGCAGAAGCCCGGCCGTACCGCTGACCGTCTGCCCCATGGCATCGGTGCTGCTGCCGATCTGCTGACTGCCGGAAAAGAACGAACCGCACAGCGTTCCGAAGGTGGTATCCAGCTGCTGCAGGCCGGGAAGCACCGTCTGCAGCAGCTGTCCGGTGCCGCCGGTCAGCTGCTGCCACAGGCCGCCGACTGTGCCGTTAAAATTGGTTACCTTTTCCTGGCTGGGATTCAGGCCTTCGGTAATCACCCGGTATATACCGGGCAGCAGGCCCTCGTCAAACCACCCGGACATCGGCACCAGGGTGTTGTTCCAAAAATCGCTTACCGAGTCCTTCAGACTGCCCAGCTGCTCGCCTACCCAAGCCCAGTTCAACGCGCCCTTTTCGAACATCTTCAGCTCCGGCGGCTCTTCCTGGGGCAAGGCCGCCAGGCTCTGGGGCGCAGGCTTGGGCTGCTCCTGTTTGGGCTGTTCCTGGGTCTGCTCCTTTTTTTCCGTCTCTTCTTTTTTGGTGCTCTTCTTTTTGGAAGAGCCGGAGGTCTTTTTCTGTCCCAGCCGGTTGATCTCATCAAACCCGGAAAGAACCCGCTTGACCTTGCTTACGGAAGAAGCCAGGCTTTTGGCCGCTTTATTCGCGCTGCTCAAAGCCTCTCCCAGGGCAAGGCCCTCCCGGGTGCTGGTCACCAGCGTATCCTTGATCTGTATCAGCGTTTCTTTTGTCTGGGCGATGACTCCTTTGTTGTCGTCCATGTTTTATTCCTCCTTTCGGTTCGGGGAGGCCTCCAACCGTGCCAGAAGGTGGGCTCTTGACTGCTGCTCCTGCCTGCTGCGGCGCACCGGAAGCTGTACCGCGTCCCGGTTGCACCGGTAAAATTCCTTTTCCCAGGCATCCAGGGGCTTGCCCCGGAGGCGCTTATCCCGGATGCTGATGAGGGTGGACAGCTGCCCCGGCTCCATGGCATGAAACCAGCTTAAAAAGCTCCACCAGTGGACATAGGGAAGCCCCCGGATCTCCCGGCCCGCCGCCTTGTTCACGCCTGCCAAAATGGCCGCCGCGTCGTGATCCCAGTCCATCAGCTTCGGGCCGGGGGTCTCGGAAGCGCCGCAGTTGATGAAAAACACCAGATACTCCAGCGCCTCCTGCCAAAGCTCCGGGGAAACCGGCTGCTCATAAAACAGCGCCATAGCGATCCGCCACCGCACCGGCTCGGGCAGATCCGGGTCTTCCAGATAGGAAAAGATTTCCAAAATATCCCGATAGTCCGTATGCAGGTCAAAGATCTGTCCCCCCAGCTGTACCTGCACCGGCAGCTGCCACAGCCGGTTCATTGGGCCGCCCGGCGCTGCCGGGCCTGCCGGCAGGCTTCCCGGGTTCGCTCCCGGACAAAGCGCTCCGCCCCCTCCAGCAGCACCGGCTCCAGCGCGGTCAGCAGATTTTCCGCCACGGTCCGTCCGTTTTGACCTGTGGCCAGCAGGTTAATGCCCTGCATCAGCCGGAAAAAATCGTTCTGCGGTCCGAATACATAGGTCAGCATTTCCTTCAGTTCCCGGTCGGTCTGTTCCAAAATCCGTACCGGCTGCAGAACCTCCCCGGTATCAGATGCCTGCTGCAAGCCCTTTTGCAGCGCCTCCAGCCGGGGGCCAAGCTCCAAAAACCGGGCATACAAATTGGGGTCTGCCGGGTTGAACCGGAGCACCGCGCCTTCAAACAGGGCGTACTCCTCCAGCCCCCAATCCACCGTCAGCTGATTCATCTGAAGGCCTCCTCTCTGATCAGGCCTGGGTAAAGGTGCGGTTTTCCAGGTGGAAGCTGCCCTTTACCTTATTGCCGGTGTAGTGGATGGTAAAGGGGATCTGATAACCGGTGGTATCGCCGCCGTAGGAGGTCACCTCGATATAAACTTCCTCCCGGACAGCGGGGAAGCCCTCCTGGGTCTCCTGCTCCCACAGCTTTACCTCTACCACATCCGCCTTCAGATCCTCCAGTACCTTGCCCTCGTCGATGATGGCCTGCAGCCGCGCAAAGAGGCTGCTGCCTGCCACCGCGTAGAAGGGCTCTACCGCGGCGGTCTTTTCATAGCCGGAGATCACCACCGAGGTCTGACCCAGAATGTTCTTCCGGGTATCCACCTGGGCAGACAGCTCCGGGCTGTACTCCTCCAGATCCTTGCCCAGCCGCTCGTAGTCCGCTTCCAGGCCGGGCTCGGCGGCGTTGATGTAATGGGCCAGGTATTTGCGTTCGATTTTTGCCATAAAATTACTCCTTCTCGTATTCCACATGGATTTTTACTTCATAAATGCCGGTTCCCGGCTGGCTGTCGCTGACCGCACACCCCTGCTGGGCCCACAGCCGCAACCCCGGGGCAAAGGCCGCCTCCAGCGCCTCAGAGGTTCTGCCCAGCAGCCAGCTTTGAAGCTGGGCCATCCAGTCGGCGGCTTCCCGGCCTCCGTAAGCCGTCCGTCGCAGGCAATAGCTTTGCCGCAGCCGCCAGCGCCGGTGTCCCAGCAGATCCTCCCGGCAGCCAAGCACCGTCAGTCCCAGGGGCTGCAGGCTGCTGCTTTGCGGGCAGCTGTGCCATTGCTCCACCGTCAGCGCTTCTTCCCACAGGGGAAACTGTCGCAGCAACCCTAACAGCGCATCCAAGCCTTCCATAGTCGCCTCACTTTCTGCCGGCTTCCCAATGGTGCAGCCGGCCCGCGAAATAACAGGGCTCTACATAGGCCACCTGGCCAAGGCCGGGGGTATTCACCGGCAGAAAGGTCTGAAAGTCTACCTGCTCCGGGCCAACGCCGGGCAGCACCCGCGTGCCGATCCCCACCGGCTCTTCCCCGGGCAGAATCAGCGTGAATCGGGTCTGGGACAGACCCTCTGCCGTTTTTTCCTGGCGGTAGCTGTAAAAACAGCCGGTTACCACCCGCCGCTGCAGGCCCTGCTCCGTTTGGGTGTAAAGGGTCACCGTCTGGTCACACAGAGGATGCTTCATGTCCCCGCCACCCCCCGGTAAATATCCAGGTAGATCCCGGCTTTGCGCAGCAGCTCCCGTTCCAGCTCCCGGCTGCCCCGGCTGTTGTAGCGCACCGATACGCTGCCCACAGAAGCGGAATCCACAAACCGGCTCGCGCCGTACTGATGGATCACCTCTGCCATGGCGCAGACAGCCATTCCCCGGCTGTCCTGGCCGGGGCAGTTTACCCGGCAGCACCGCTCATACCCTTCCAGCACCGCGGCGGCCCGTGCCGCCGCGGCAGGAAAGCTTTTCTCATCGATGGCGCTGCCCAGGTAGGTGTTTATGTAGAAATCATAGGTTACCATACCCGGTGCCTCCATCTCAGCCGATGGCGATATCCTTCAGAACGGCGGCCTTCATGGTGTTTTTCAGCGCCACGCCGGCCACCAGCTCCACCTCACCGGTCTTGACCGCGCCGGGAGCAGACAGGTCAGGCAGATAGCAGGAAATCACGCCGTCGCCCATGGGGCTGATGCCGTGGAAGCCGTCCAGACCCAGGCACACCGCGTAGATGGCGGTCTTGCCCTCCTGGGTGGGGATCACATCTACGGTCTCGTCACCGTTGAAGTACTTGCCCATATCCACCATGGGGATGCCGGCATAGGTCTCCACAAAGTTGCCGAAATCGTCCCGGCTGCGCTCGTAGTAGCCGGCCCGGCGGGCGATGGAGCGCAGCTTGATGAGCATGCCGGTGTTCATCAGCAGCATGGAAGGCGTGCCGTCCAGAGCGGCCAGGAAGGCATCCATCTCGTCCAGGAAGGCGTTGTAGTTCTCGTCCAGCTCCTGGGAGGAGGCCAGGCTCACCTGGCTGCACAGCTCGTTGGCCGTACCGGTCAAAAGCTTTTTCAGACCGTCAAAGCCGCCTTCGTCGCTGTCGCCGTTGATGACCATGTTGTGGAAGAAGTTGGCGGTTGCCTTGATCTTCTGCTCTGCCTGGAAGGCCACCTCATCGGCTGCGCCGGCGGTGTTCTGCAGCACCCGATCCACCTGGAAAGAGCCGCCCATAATCACCGCGCCGGTGGTCTTCTTCTCCCGCTTGGCTTCCCCGGGGGTATACTCCGCGCCCACCGCACGAACCGCCGCGGTGGCGGGGGTCTTCAGCTGGATATAGCCGTAGGTCAGAGTGCTGCCGCCGGTACCGGGGCTGATCACATTGTCAAACACCATGCCGTCCAGCAGCTGAGAGCTGCGGCGGAACATATCCACGATCTGCTGATCTACCTTGTCGGCCATGCCGACCTTTGCGTCATAAAGAGTAATTGCCATAGTTTTTTACTTCCTTTCGTATTTTTCCCGCAGCGCACCTGCCAGGGTGTCCGGGGTATGATTGTCTGTACCCTCCCGAGTACCGGTTCCTCTGGCGTAAAGAGGAGGGATCTGGGTATGGAACAAATAAGCATGCTCCGTTTTCAGCGCCTCCACAGCAGCCTCCAGGGCCTGGGGCAGATCCTCCCCGGATCGGACGGTATCCAGATCCAGCAAGGCGCTGATGGCCTTCGTGTTTCTGCCCCCGGCGTTCTTTACCGCCTCCTCCAATGCCGATTGAAAACGCAGCTGATCCAGCTCCTGCCGGTGGGCCTGTACCGCCCGGTTATACTTTTCCTCCCAGGTGTTGCCCGCCTGCCTGGCCGCCTCGATGTCCCTGCCGTTTTCCGCCATAATGGCGTCGATGACCTCCTTGGTAAGAGGCGCATCTCCTACTTTCAGATTCTGCAAAAATTCTCTTTTCATAGTTTTTTCCTTTCCGCATTACGCTTTTTTCGTGGTCGCTTCACGGATGCTTTGCCTGTTTTACGCCTGGCTGGGGCTGATTTGAGGCATATATCTGGCCCGGATGGCCTGCCGGTCTGCCTCGGTAACCGACGGCATATTGAATCGCCAGCCCAGCGCCACCTCCGGGGCGATCAGACCGTCCAAAACCATCTGCCGGTACTCCTGCCACATTTTGTCCTCGTCAAACAAAACGCCGTTGCCCCAGTCCAGCTGAAGCCGGGGTGTCGGGATATTGCCCAGGCCGTAGAGTCCTGCCAGAGCCCCGCTCAGTACCAGCAACTGTCTGACGCATTTTTCCCATTCCCGCTGGAAGTCCAGCACCGTCAGGTTATACTCTCCTTCGCTGGCCGCGATCTCCGTGGCGGTACGCTGATTGGCATTGACATCTGCCAGCATACCCCGCTTCAGACCGATCACCGTCTCCACATTGCGCAGGTATTCCTGCCGGCGGTCCAGGTAGGACTGGGTTCGCAGCGGTGGGCTGAAAATATGGAAACCTACCTGCTGGGGATCTTCGTCCAGACCCACAAACAGATGGTCCGAAAGAAGCTTATCTTCATCCAGCAGATCCCGGGAGGTGATGATCCTGCTTTCGCCCCGGTCAAATTCCCCGCAAAGCTGGGCTTCATTCCGGTCGATGTTCCGGATCAGATCCACCGCCGGGGCATAGACGCTGACTCCCTCCCGAGAGCCGTCCACGCAGTTGAGCATAGGGGTCTGCAGCCGCACAAGGCCCACACCGCCCAGGGCCACGGGGAAGGTATAGGTTTCCGCCAAGCCGCTGTACCGGGGCAGGCTGTGGAGGCTGACCCGCTGGCCCAGGGTCTGGGCATTTAAGGAACGGTACAGGGTGTTTTGAATGGTCAGAAGACCCTGTTCGTCCAGGCTGCGCCGCTCCAGGAGGGTGTAATAGTACCGCTCCCAGGTGGAATGCTCCACCGTACCCACATCCGTCAGTTCTCCCTCCGGATTCCGGCCAAAGACCAGTACCTGATTCCGGGGGATCACCGTCAGGCTCACACCCTCCGGCCCAAGGCAAGGCTTTATGTAGCACTCACCGCCCACCAAAGCCAGCTCCACGGCCTGCCGCTGACAGCCGGACAGCCGGCCCAGCAGATCTTCGTAAAACGCCCCCGGGCAGCTTGCCCGGTACTCGCTGAAGATGGCCTTGACCAGCTTGTTGACCACGCAGTAGGCCACCCGCTGACAGGGATCGGTTCGGCTGTCGGTATCCTGCTGATAGTAAAGGGAAAACCAGTTATCGATGCTTTTGCGCATGGTCTGCGTGGTGCGATCCCAAGCGCCAAAGGCCTGCTGATACTCAATTAGCTTCATGCTTTCCTCCTACCCTGCCCCGAAGGCCCATGTGAACGCCCCGGATATAGGCCTGCAGCTTCTCATTTTCCCGGCGCAAAGCCCGGTTTTCCCGCTGCAGCCGGCGATTATCCTCAAGTACCGTCTCCTTGGCCCACATAGGCAGAAAGTACTCCAGTAACCATTTTTTCATCCTTTTCTCCTTTCAAATTCTGATTTATCGCACAGCGATAAATACGAATTTACAGTTTTCGTCTTAATACGCTCATGCAAAAATAGCGGATCTCGTCCATGGCATGGTCATTTTCCTTCAGAGGCAGATCCCGTTCCCCGGAGGGCTGCCAGCTGTACAGCGAAAATTCCCGGATGGCCGCCTTGCAGCCCTCTGCGATCTGCAGCACCCCCGCCTGCAGCAGCTGGGCCACCAGCTGGATGCCCGGCAGCACCTCATTGCAGGCTCTGCGCACCCGAAAACGCCCCGCCTTGCGCACCTGGGCGATGAAGGAGGCCGCCGAGGGATCGATGATCACCTGCTCCACCGGCAGATCCCCCGCCAATTCCTCCAACGCCCGGTAGTACTCGGCATCGGTACGCATCTTCCCCTGCTCCCGGCCGTTATAGTAGTACTCCCGCAGCCGCACCGCCCGACCCCCGGCCACACACCATAGGCCGGCAGAAAAGGGGTTCTGCGTGCCGTAGTCCACAGAGATGTAATACCTTCCTGCCGTCGGCAAGTCCCGGGTCACATGGCGCTGTGGGTCAAAATCGTAGACAAGCCCCTCTGCCCCGCACCACTGCCCCAGCACATACCGGCGGTAAAAATGGCCGGTGTACATCCGTTCATACCGCGCCTTCACCTCCGGGGGCAGGCCCGGGTTATCGGCCATGGTAAAGTGCAGATGCAAAACCTTTTTCTCCCGGCACTTTTCCAGCCATTCCTTGTAGAACCAATGCTCCGGGGTGGACGGGTTGCAGTTAAACCAGAGCTTCGCTCCCGTTTCCGAACAGCGGGCGCAGGTCTGCTCCACGAAGGATCGGGGCATCAGCACCGCCTCGTCCAGCAGCGCCCCCGCCAGGGTAATACCCTGGATCAGCATATAGGAGCTTTCGTCCTGGCCACCGAAGAGATAGTAGGTATTTTTCCGGCCGTCGGAACTGCGAACCTCCAGCCGGTTGTCGCTGCGATGCTCCGTAACCTCCATGACCCCGCCCAGCCATTGCTGCAGATGGATCACCACATTGCGCCGCAGGGATGCCACGGTTTTGCCGCACAGGGCGAACACCTTTCCGTCGAACCGGGCCATGCTCCACAGAAAAAAGCCCACCACCATGCACACCGTCTTACCGGAACGAACCGCCCCGTCGCAGAGGATGGCATCATGCTCCCGAAGAACCGGTCTGTTCCACCAGGTCATGGCCAGCAGCTGCCGCTTGCTGAAGCTCCGGTAGATCATGGGTAGACACCTCCTTGTCCGTTGCCTCCAGGATGGCCTGCAGAAGGTTAGTATCCTGTCCCTCCGGCCAGACCGGCCGGCTCTCAAACAGCCCCAGGTACTTTCCCAGCAGCTCCAACGCCTTTAGCTTATCGTAGAACTTCACCTTCAGCCCTCCGGTAGACCGCTCAATGGAGGCGATGGCCGCAGACTGCATTGGCGTCAGCTCTCCGGTAGACCGGATCTCCAGCGTTCCCTCCCGGACAGTCATATAGTCCGTGGCCCGGGCCATGGCAATGGCCCACAGCTCCTCTACGATCCCGGCAGCGTTCATTTCACCCACGGGTATCGTCGCAGCGCCGGCATAATAAGGTGTCCGGCCGGTACACCTCTGCCCCGCACAAGCTGCACCAGGCCCGGGGGAAAGCCTGCTGGGGATCTTGCAGCCCTAAAGGATAAACTGTCCTGAATGTTGTACGGTTTCGGCGGTATGCTGTTTCTGCCGGCATGGGCGGCTGCCGTAAAAGTCCGTCCACGACCTATCACCTCCTTTCCGTAGCCGAAAAGCGGCTACAAAATTCTTGACAAGTACCCGTTCATGTACTAATATATAGGTGTCAACTGATATTTGTACTCGTACATGTACTTGCCACGCCCCTATAATAGTACTTGTTCGAGTACTTGTCAATCCTAATTCTCCCGTTTTTCGGGATTTTGTGTACTTGCACAAGTACGGAGGTAATTTTATGGGCAATTTATATGAAACCATCCAAAAGCTCTGCACCCAGCGCGGCATCCGCCCCGGCCGTCTGTGTGAAGAGACAGGTCTGAGCAGAGGCTTGATCACCGATCTGAAAATGGGCCGCAAAAAAAGCCTCAGCGCCGAAACTGCCCAAAAAATTGCCGCCTATTTCGGCGTGTCCGTGGGATACCTGCTGGGTCAGGAGGAAACCGCCTCTGACATCCTGGACCAGGTGGATGTGGCGTTCTACGGAGATTTTAAGGAACTGGATGAAGAGCAAAAGGAGGCCGTACGGGACATGGTGCGCCTGATGCGCGCCCGGAGGGACTCCCAAGGGGAGAAGTAACATTGTTTGAGTTATCTGGATTTTATGATTACTGCAAAGCCAATCGGGTGGATGTGATCCCCTATATTGGTGTGCCTCAGCCCGGCGCTACCGTCCGGGACGGGGATTATATGGCTGTCTTTTTGGATTTTTCCAAGATCCGCTCTGCTCGGCTTTTACGGGGTGTCTGCTGCCATGAGCTGGGCCACCTTGCCACCGGAGCGCTGCACCGGGTAGACAGTCCCTACGAGTTGGTAGAACGAAGCGAATACCGGGCGAACCGGTATGTTGCCCGGCAATTTTTGACAGAGGAAGCCTTTCGGGAGGCCTTTGCCGCCGGGTATACGGAGCTTTGGCAGCTGAGTGAATATTTCGATCTGCCGGAGCGGGACATTAAAAACGCCCTGACCTATTGGTCAGAGCGTCAGGATGTGGATTTTAACAAATAAGTCGCATTTTGTTTTCATTTGCGTTATTTGCTGTTCAAAAATCCCCGGTATGATGATTTCAGAAAGCAGGCGGAAGCCGTGAGCCGCCTCTTTCGACTCCGTAAAGGAAACCTCTTTTCTACCTCTCTTCTTATTACCCAAGCAGAAACCCCCGCTGCCAAAAGCAGCGGGGGTCTTCTCGTTTAAATTCGTATTTATCGGGCTGTTCGTATAACGCGACCTGTAGGGGCCGATTGAGGCACATCGGCCCTAAAAAGCCTGGTGTATCGGGCCGATGTGGTCATCGGCCCCTACAAAGGGGATTTTATAAACGGAGCGATAAATCAGAATTTATTGCTTGAACACGGTTTTACCCTCCCGGATGGTCATACGGCAGATATAGCTGCGGTCGCTTGTCAGCCGGTGGCCGTAAGGGTCGGTAAGTGCCAAAGGGGCATCTGTCCATTGCAGCAGCGCAAGATCTGCCGCCTCACCGATCCGCAGCCGTCCCCAGGGCCGGCCCAGCGCCGCACCGGCATTGCCGGTAACCGCCCGGAACACTTCCTCCTCCGGCATGCCCAAAACCCGGGCCGCCGCCATGCAGACCGTCAATCCGTAGCCACCGCTTCGGCTTACGATCTCCTCTGCCAGGTCTGTGCCAAGCAGATCCCCCTGCAAAAACTTCCGGCCGTCAAACACCCGGCCGCCCCGGATCAGCAGGCTCATACCTGGGCCACCACCCGGCAGGGAATCCCGGTGACCCCGGAAAAACGCATGGGATAGGTATGGGCGGTAAAGCGGCTGCTAACCGCCAAAAGGCCCTTCAGATCCCACAGATTTTCAACGACGAAGACTCCATGCTCAGCACAGTACCGGTCAGCCGGCACATGCTCCGGCGTCCTGCGGATACCGGCGCAGTCCACACCGATGACAGAAACCTTTTTTGCCAGCAGCTCTTCGAGCAGCGCCTTACTTAGCTGGGGATGGGCCTTGAAATACTGGGCTGTGCCGTATTCCACTTCCTCAATAAAGCCGGTATAAAAGGCCACAAACATATCCTTTTCCACCAGGGTCAGGTCCACATCCGAAGGTTCGATGTCCCGATCCTTCACATGGGAAACATCAAGTACCACCCCGGGCCGGTTGGTATATTCCAGCGGGAACTCCTTATCCATCACATCAAAATGCGTCCCCAAATGGCCCACCAGGGCTTTATCCGTATTCCCCCATGCCTTTCCCAGCATCGCCGGGGTGACCTGCAAGGTAATATCCAGCAGCATACGACCGCCTCCTTTTTTCCCCATTATACCATGCTGGGGAAAAAACGCAACAAAAGAGAAAGAATCTGCTTGTTTACAGAGGAAAACCCCAAAAGCCCCTTGTAGTTCCAATATTCTTATGCTACAATGGCGTCACAGAAAGGAGGGATTCGCCGTGTCATCCTATTTGGGCTTCCAGCCGTCCAACGATCCCAATGCGTATTTTGTCAGCTATAACACCGAAGATGCCCAGCGAATCCAGCCCATTGTCTGCAAGCTCCGGGAGCTTGGCGTTCCCCTTTGGTACGATTACGGTCTGGAATACGGAGAAAAATGGTCTACACAGATCGCCATGCATATTGACGCTTGCCGGGCGGTGATTCTGTTTTTCTCCCGGGATATCTTACTGAAGGAAAACTCCTTTGTCCGGAAGGAATATCAGATGGCCAAAGACTTTTACGAAAAGAAAGTCTATGTGGTCCTGCTGGATAACATTGCCAAACGGGATGTTCCCCACCACATGGTCGCCTGGTGGATCGACATTCTGTCAGAGCAGAATATTGTCGCCTATAACACAGCCCTGGACGAGGATTTTTGCCGCAGTTTAGCCCGGGCCATCGGTGCCCAAATTCAGGAGCTATCACATGAACCAATTCCCGAACCGACGCCTGAACCGCTTCCTGAGCCGATGCCTGAGCCGATGCCTGAACCGCTTCCTGAGCCGGTGCCTGAGCCGGTGCCTGAGCCGGTGCCTGAGCCTGCCCCTGCGCCTGCCCCCACGATCGAAAACTGGAAGCTTGTACTGCAGCGCCAGCAGGCACAGTCGGAGCAAGCACCGCCAAAAGAACCCATTTCCGCAGCCTCTGAATCCAATTCTCCCGCCACCAGCTGGAAAAGTATTCTGAAAAAAGCTGCTTGCGAATTTTTGGATCTTCCGGAATCTGCACCGCAACCCACCACCGTCCCGGCAGCGCCCATGCCCGCCCCCAAGCTCCAAAACATCTGGATCTGCGGCAACTGCTCTGCAGAAAACTCCAGCAATTACGGACAATGCAAAAAATGCGGTACATTCCGTACCGGATAAACCCTACATAAATACAAGGCCGGAAACTTTCGTTCCCGGCCTTGTTCCTATTCTGTTACAGCCGGAAGCGCTGTATTGCGCGGTTCCAATGTGTGCTGCTTTCGTCGCTCCATTGGCTGGTATGCAGCTCTGCCCCTGCGCCCTTGACCGCCCCCACATAAAGGCCTGCCTGCTCTCCCAGCCAGCCACTCAGATACCCGGCGATCTCCCGGTCCAGAAAGACCTCTAACATTTGCGTGGCGTATTTCTTCTTGACCTGCTGCTGTTGCATTTTTTCGAGAATACCCGCAATGCAGTCGAAAACCATAGCTAACCGCTGCTTTTTCCGTGAAACCGCCTCAAAATCTTCCCGGAGCATCGCCGTAATTTCATCCAGCAGTTGCGCAGTAAGCTCCTGCTTGTCCGGATATTCTGAAAGCAGCCGTTCCCTTGCCCCATCCAGTACCTGTTGTAATTTCGTCAATTGCCTCGCCTCCTTTTGTTTTATCATAGCACAGGGCGGCGGAATTGGCAATAAAAAGCGGAAGCTGTGAATCACAGCTTCCGTTAAATGTTGTATTTGATAATATCGGTGATTTCACAATCCAAGATATAGCAGAAACGGGCAAGAACATCAGAATCAATGCGTTCTACCGTGCCAGAACACCATTTTTCCACCACCTCGAATCGGGTATCTGCCAGCTTAGCAAGACGATAGCGCGTGATTCCCTTTTCGTTTAAAAGTTCCTTCAAATGGACGGATATCGTACCATAAGATTTCAAGTCAACAACACTGCGAAGTTCTTTCATAATCATCACCAATAGTATTGTATCCAAAGAATTACATATTGACAATTACGCCTTTCGATAGTACTATATGCATAGTACCCACCATTATAGAGTAATACAGAAAGGAGAATCTTATGAATAGAGTGATATTGCTTGTTTTATTACTTGGCCTACTGTTGAGCGGTTGCGCATCACAAACGCTGGATGAACTGCTAGCGAGGGATCCTCATGCGTTATCATCACTGTCAAGCCGCAACGCAGAAATTGTCTGCAAGGATTACACGATATATAATACCGGTGGTGGAATTGAGGATGCAACCAACGCAACTCGATACGCTCGTGGCTTGATTGAGAATCCAGATCGTTTCCTGAACTATCGTTATATTGTAAAAGACAATTCTACTGGATGGCTGTATATTTTTGAATCTCTCGATGACATCCCAATCTGGGCTAAGAACAATTGATAATACTATTATGGAGATGAAATAAGGATGAAACGATTTTTACAGGCAGCAATACTGTTATTGACTTGTATTGCGATTACAGCAGGCTGCTCACAAAACAATCTGTCCTCTAACACAAGCAAGCAAGCGCAAGGATCACAATATGCGCAATCCCCTCAAGAACTACTAGATAAATACTTTAAAGCAGCAAGTAACCGTGACGAGAGAACTGCGCTGTCCTGTGCAGGTATAACCGAAGGTAGTACGATAGCGGGATTTTGGCATACGGAGGATTCTGCACAATTTGAAGGTGTAGTATGTGAAGCAAAGAATATTACATACCATAAATCAAACCCAAATTCCGATGGAAAGAGCGCAATTAAACATTGGCTTGAAAAAGCTACAGCTTTAGGACTGAAGCTTGATTACACACTTGATGATATAGAATCCTACGGTGTTGTTTATTTTACTCTATCGATGACGCTTGGCGAGGAGACGCACGAGCAGCCAGCTTCGTTCGATGTTGTGAAAACAAATATGGGCTGGTTCTTGGTTTCCATTGACACTGCAAGATAACAGGTTCATATACATAGTCGAAGCCTCCGGATAACCGGAGGCTTTTCTTGTCAATAATTCCTTTATTCACGCGCACCCATCATACGGCGATTAGGTTTATAACCAATATACTCTTCGAGCCGTTCTTGTGGGTCGCAGTCATCAATCTCTTCTATGACGATGTGATCCCAAACATCCTTTAGCGAAAGGCCGTCAAACACAGGCGCATTGGCCATTTCTTCAAATGATGGATAATCGAAGGCGTTTTTTCCATCAGGGGTTAATCCATACCAAAAGACATCTTTCTGCTCATCGCAGTTCCACATTTTCCCCATCCAGCAACAATCGTACTTTTGATTATTTTAGAGCATAAACTGAATTTCAACACAAAACTTCTTTTTTGTATCAAATGTAAATAATCTGGTTATTTGATCAAAAGTAATTATACAATCACCGCCTTTTCTTTTATCATAGCATAAGGCGGTGAAAATGCAAGAAAAAGCGGGTAGTTGAATCTTTACAGATCGTGTGATAAGATAATCGTGGTGGTCAATATGGAAATACCGCAGAGAAAACTGAGCAGATTAAGCGAATATGATTACGGACAAGAGGGCGCATATTTTGTGACCCTATGCACCCAAAACCGTTCCCGGCTGTTTCAAATGGAATTGCCCGTAGGGAACGGCAAAAGGCACGACACACAGGTCGTGCCCTACGGCAGGAAATGCAATTATTCACAAATGGGTGCAGGAAACGGAAAACAAGTTCCCGAACATTGCCATCGATAAACATGTAATCATGCCCGATCATTTACATTTGATCGTAACCATAAAGGAACGGCACGCAGGCCGTTCCCTACCGGATGTGATGCGGTTTTTCAAAACCATGACCACCAATGATTATATCCGGGGTGTAAA